TTAATTTGTTCACGACCAAAAGTTGTAGTCTTTTCTTCTGTTACCATATCCCATGGCGACATATTGTTTCTCATCTTATCACCAAACAATCGTGTGATACGAACTGCAAGATAGGGAATATCAAAGAACGTAGTATTCCAGCCAGTAATAATATCTGGTTGAACTTCGACCATGAAAGACACAAACTCCTCAAGCATCTGTCTTTCATCAACACAATGAACATACTCGACATCATCACGAGTATTGTTATACTCGTAGATACCCCACACCATAAGTTTTTTAGTACGATGATTTTTTACGGTGATGGATAAAACTTCTTCTTCAGCTACAGTTGGATCTGGAAAACCATTCTCACTTGCAACCTCAATATCGAGAGTAAGAATAAGAATCTTGTCCATTTGCCAATCGACATAGCCCTCGTAGTTGTCTGAAATCCAAACGTATGGATACCTTTCCATACCATGTACAAGTTCAGGTTGATCCTGATACTGTGAAAGAAAGTCTCGGGCAGAACTAATTGATGCCAACTGAACTGGCTGAACGTTTTTGCCTTCTAATGTTTTCCAGGCACAAGATTCCTTTGAACGAACAAAGAAAGTAGGTTTAGGAGTATATTTAAACTGGACAGGTTTACCTTTATCAATTGCTCGAATTAGCAATTGATTACCTTTCTGAATTACGTTTTTGTAAAAAGATTCGGTCATAGACTTATTATACAAGATTTTATATAATAAGTCAAGACTATGTGAGTACCTGTTGTGTTGTAGACTTAGGTGGAACTACAATTCCTGAACCAAAGGCCTGACGATAGTTATTTGCAATATCACTATTGGGTTCAATAATAAACATAACCTTTTCACGATCAATATCGACTTTCACTTTAGAGCTTGCAGCGAAGGGAACCCAAGGCCCAAATCCCATTTGCATATTACCGCCACCAGCATCACGCATTGGCATGAGAACGGCTGGATTTTCTAACGTAATTGTATTCTTATTCTCTTTTATTTCTGCAACAATGTCTTCGCCTGTTGTCAATCTCAATAACATCACACTCATAATATAATCTCCAATTAATCTATTTTTTTCTTTGAACCGATATTATATTTTGTCTCCAATATCCATTCATCTTTTTCACGATATGATAAAACTTTTATCTGTGATAAAGGTGCTCTTGGTTCACTATTTCCAATAATCTCAATCAATCCCCAATCAGATAATAATCCTGCAATTGTATTTCTTCGTTCAACATCGTTAATGGAAATACTTGTTGGTTTTCCATCTAATGCAAACAACTCTTTGAAATGTACAATAAAATATCTACCTTGTTTGTGTAATATATGACAGGATTGATAAAGTTTTCTTTCTTTTCGTGAAGCAACACCAATTCGGGATAAAGTTTCTCTAACTTTGAGAAAATCATCTGACTCTCCCAAACTGACTTCTAGCATTAAGTCAGGAGTCCACTCCAATTCGTCCATGTCTACCGCCCTTGTTAATTTTAGTTTTTATTATTTCAAGTTGGTCAGCAGTAAGTATATCGAGGGCCTGTTTGGCCTTCTCATTGCTGTAGCCATAATATTCTTTAATCAAGTCAAGATTTTTGACTTTAGAAGAACGTAACCATTTTGCAAACCTTTTACGTTTTCTAAGACTATTTAGTAAAAAGTCATTTTGTAAACGACTGTCTAAATGATGAAGTCTATTCATCTCGTTTACAAAGAATAGGCTATCTGAATGAGCAGACAAGCACTTGTTGATGATATATGCTGGGTACTTTCTTTCCCAGAACATATCATCAGAATTCATAAGATTCTTTTTATTATAATTGATATCGTTTAGATAATCTTTCAATTCATACATTTTGATATTCTACAATCTCAGGTGTCATATTGCCGACTAACCAATGGTGAGGTAAAGGAGACCAACCACGTCTTAAATGTCTGATAAACGCCTTAGGGTGTGTCCAAACTTTTACACCTTTATTTTGTAATCTTAATGATAGATGATGATCGGAAGAATTTCCGTTGGGCCAACACGAAATCGGGAACTTCTCCCATAACTCCTTTGTCATACCAGTCAATGCAAAGTTAGCATAACTTGTTCTTACAAGCTCTAATGGTAATTGTCTCATCTGATCCATAGTTATCCAAGTGCCGTATTCTTCTCTCTGAGGTCCCCAACTTGGATCGTCACAACGAATTATATTTTGATTGACGGTTGACTCATCACTAAAACCACCATCGGGATTTATGTGCATATTCATCCAACCAGTAAAAACATCACACTCACTACTCTCTGTATATTTTAACACAGTATCGGCTGCCTGTCTAGTCACAATTGCATCATCACCAATAATAACGTAATGAGTATAGTCGTGTTCTTTTATATACTTGTTTAACTGTATCGTTACTTGAGGTTCTGTAAACGCTCTGAAAAATACAATAGGTATATCAAAACTTTTTTTATATGATTCTAGTGCAGGCTTAATGTTTCTAGGCTGCATGACTAATAGACAAGGATTGAACATTATACTTTCTTTGTTGGTAAATGATGACCCAAAATATCACGCCACCTTACTATTTCGTGATTGTATTCTCCTTTGGTTATATTATTAGTCTTATGTGTATTTTCTCTTAACCACTTTGCTGGATTACCTACCCAAACTCCACCAGGTTTAATATCAGACTTTTTAGGAATAACACAACCCATACCAATCATTGACCAAGAACCAATAACTTGATACTGATGAACAAGACATCCTGTTCCACAATTACTTTCTTTCATTACATGAACATGGCCTAACATAATTGCATTGACACTCAAGGTTACTCCATTCTCAATAATACAATCGTGTGCAACGTGCGATCCTCTCAGCATAATAATATTGTCGTGAACTTCGGTTACATTTTCAGTACCCGCATTGATGGTAACAAATTCACGAAAAACATTATTACTTCCAATTTGTGTAGAACCATTTTCTTCCCAATAATCTTTATGTTCTGGACGAGTACCAACTGAACAATATCCTTCAAATCTGTTATTGTCTCCTATGGTCAAATTGCCAGTAAGATAACAATATGGTCCAATATAATTATTATCTCCTAGCTTTACATCATAATCTACTGTGGATGTTGGATGTATATAATTACTCATGCCCAATGTTTCTTTACCCATTTTCTATTTGATATTTGATGTGGTTTTGGATGTCCGTGAAAGTAAACAATACTTGCATTTTTTATTCTGTCTATTCTTTCATGTCCCAGATCATCACGAATATGAGCTTTATAACTCAAAATACGACCAGGAAAATATTGATCCAATCTAGGACTATTACCATAATGATTTCTTAATAAAATCATTTCTGATGGAGCTGATCCACCAGCTAGTTCTAAAACATTATCTTTTAAAATAGTGTATTCGTTGTTTTTCCAAAGATTCCAAAACTCCTCACAAAATTCATCATTACATAACGTAACTGCATTGCATATTGTGCTCGGTGCAAGAGGGTCGGTGCAGACTGCAATCTTACCTTCGGCTGAAAAAATATCGTCCAGTGGACCTGTGATAATGGTATCTAAACCAAATGTAACTCTTTTACCTTTACATAGATTTGGACGATACATCTCCATCAAACTCATCCAACCATACTGATCTACGGATCTTTCAAAACGAACTCCTTTTACACCAGGAATAAATTTATAATTTTTATCCGTCAAACAAATAAATTCAAAGGTGCCGTTATAATTTCTTTCTATACCCCTATAAAGACGATTCACCCATTCCTCGTTATAAATTCCAACACTATGAGGAATGCCTGTATTTCTTCCGTCAAATAAAACGGTAACTACAGTAATTTCGGGAACATAAGAATCTCTAGACTTCCAACCGTTAGTATTCTGGTCCATAATCAGTTCTTTTTATTTTCTCTTTATGCCAAGATGGATCTTCTCGGATAAGCTCTTGTTCGCTGTATTCATAATTATCACTTTCTTCATTTTCATTTAAGAGAATTGCTCCATTCTTAATGTGAAAATTCCAAGCCATTTCTGTTTTAGGAGATAGTGTAACATAACGTTTGATGTGTGGTTTTGTCAATAGCATATGTTTCCAAAGATCGGTTACTAATAGACGACCAGCACCACCAACTTTACTCCAAACAGTATAAAATACTGCATGATCTAGTCCAACCATTGTAGTTAAATCTTCTACCGTCTTAGGAACATCGTTGCAGTAGGCCACACATATAATAGCACCTTCATTAGTGTATACTTCACGGCCGTGCATATGACGAAACTCTCTATTCAACTCTGGACGAACAGGATCCTTTTCCCATGTCAGAATTTCTGGCCACGGATCTGCATAAGTTATTTGTCTAACTTTCATAAATGTTTACCTTTACGATATTGGCTTTACTTTTTTTAATTGTCCAACCAACACCATCATGCTCTAGTTCTAATAACATATTTTCATTTAATTCCATTTCATAAAAATCTTCATCACTTAATGATAAAACTTTTTCGCTTTCTTTATTTAGATAGATTGCCATGTCACTTAATTACAATTGCACCCACAAACGTATGGTTTCTCCAAAATGGTTGAATCTTATCCATACTAAATCCTGCAACAGAAATTGTACTGACTAGTTCTTTCCATGTATTTGGTTTCATCATATGACGTAAGGTTCTCTCTTTGTCCATAATATCTTCTGTGGTAAAATGTTTTCTTTTATAGTCATAGTAATTAAAAGTCAACATATCTTGCATCCTTGGATCTTCACAAACAGTTTTTTCTGCAAAAATAAATGCACCACCATGATTTAGTCCACGATAGACTTGCTCTAAAACAGAACGTCTATGTCTAGGTGGCATAAACTGCAATGTAAAGATTGAAGTTACCAAAGAACAATTTTCAAATTTGTAATTACGAACATCATCCTTTATAAAGTCTACATTAGCCCAAGGATAATTTTCCGCAATAAGTTTTTTTCTTTGATCCATATCATCAAAGAATCCTTCTGCAACTTCAATACCAACATAATTTGCATCCTTACAATGATCTTGATTCTCTTGTAACATTGCTTGAGTAATTTTGCCAGTAGAGCATCCAATGTCTACAACGTTAGTTTCTCCTTCTATAAAGTAACGAGAAAATCCAACAATGTCTGACATTAAATTTGAGTATCCTCTAATTGAATGTTCAATGTGCTCGTCAAAACCTTCTTCACGATGCGCAAATGTAAAATCTGCCATAACTATACTTCCTTTAATATTTTTTCATAGACTGATGTTGCCAAAGCCGCAATACACTTTGGTGCAACCATACGACCAATTCGTTCAGCCTTTTGATTAAATGTACCCTCCAGTTTAAAATTATCTGGAAGACCTTGTATTCTTTTTAATTCTGGTGTTGTTAATTTTCTGTCAAGTTCATAATGTAAAACACCAGACAGTCCTTTCTGCTGTCCTTGTTGTGTAATGGTAGGACTTGGTAGAGTTGGACACGGACGAATTAAATTAAATAAAGATTGGTTTGGATGATACTCTGATCCTTTAACTTGTCGATCTGGATTCTTAGGTAATAATGGAACCCAGTTATTCAAAAAACCATTCTTTACAGCTTCGTATAATTCTTTTTCTTCTTCAGGATCATTTTTTATATCTTCAATAGCTTCACGAATAGAAACGTGTTCTTTATATGTCGGTGTTGGAAAAAGAGATTCCATGTTCAAAAAGGTTAATTCTTTTTTAGCTAATATATCATTTCTAACCGCAACAAAAAAACATCTTTCTCTAGCCTGAGGAGTTCCAAAGTCTGCGGCGTTTAATGATTTGCCAAGTGCTGTATA